TAGCTCAGTCGGCAGAGCAATGGATTGTTAATCCATCGGCCGCAGGTTCGAGTCCTGCCTCATCAGCTGAGTGAACGCAAGCTGACCAACTATCGAGAACGCAGCCCTAGCCAGTAGCTCACCAACCCACCACGCCGCACCGTGACCATACCTGTGCGACGTGGTGCCACCAGCCATCATGGAGGTTCGGCATGTCGAAAGGCGACCGAGACGGCCGTGGATTCAGGCACCATAAGAAATGCCCATCCTTGAACTGTGACCGCTGTGTCAATGGACGCGCCAAGAAGCCATTCAGGCAGGCGCTCCGACGATTAGGGCGCCTCATGGAACGTGAAGCACTCAAGAGTTTCCGGTAGTAAGGAGCCAGCCATGACGCCAACTTGCCCCGCATGCGACAAACCAGGCGGCGCGCTCACCGCCGATCTGCACTGCACATCGCAAACATGCAGCTGGAACAAGTGCAACTGCGGTGCCACATACGACCGCAAGACCGGCGCAGGATTCGCGAATACGCCGAAGCCTGTGCACTTCAGCGGCAAGGTATAAGTGAAGGCGGATGGGTGAGTGTCGAACCACGCTGGCGATGCCACATCGAAGGTGACTCGCCATTCCACGTCTGGCCTATTCGGCTGGCTCATCACACACCATTCACTCGACGGTAGAGAAGCTGGCGAGTAGATGCCTAGCCGCATCTGCTCAACCTCAGGCTGCCCCACCATCCATGATGGACCAGGCTCACGATGCCCTGACCATGCCAAGGATGCACAACGTAAGCACTGGGATAACACCAAGGCGTACAACACCAAGGCACACCGCATCACGTTCAGGCTCGGCGTGCTCGACCGTGACCCCATCTGCGTACTGTGCAACGTCAGACCAAGCGTTGTCGCTGACCACTACCCGCACGGCAGGGCTGACCTCGTTGCGCTTGATATGGATCCGAACGAGCCACGCTATGGCCGTGGACTATGTACTGATTGCGACAAGACGCAGACGGCGCAGCGCCAACCAGGTGGATGGCATCAGACAGGCTCGACCTAGGACTTATCCACACCCTGTGGATAACCGGGGGGTACCCCCCTTGAAGGAGCCCGGTTTGGACGCGCCGGGTAGGCCAAAGTAGTCGCAACCGGGTTCAAACGTTCCAGAAAGCCCCGCTTTACCGCCAGTGAGCGCAATGCCACTGGCACCTTCTAGACCCCGCAATGGGGCGATTGGAGGCTGTTATGGCCAGTGGTGGCGCTCGTGCACGTAGTGGTCCCGCACCCGACCCCGATTCGTTCCGGCAGGATGGCAGGGACTGGGTAAGGCTGCCGATGACCTATTCCGGCCCGGTCCCGGAGTTTCCCTTGGTGGACCCCACGTCCCGCGAGCTTGAACTGTGGGCCCGCCTCTGGGGGCAAGGCCACGCGATCATGTGGCTGGCGAACTCGCAGGAGATTGACGTTGCCCTTCACTGCCGCGTGACAGCCTCGATTGAAGCGTGCGAAGGTGAGCCAACCGCAGCACTGCTGGGTGTGCGTATCCGTATGGGCGAGGATCTTGGTTTGACGGTTGGTGGCGCCAAGAAAAACGGTTGGCTGTTTGCGAAACCGGACACGGCCGCTGCCATCGATACCGAGAAGCCCACCGAAAAGCCATCCGGCAACGTCACTGACCTCTTTTCTGGCGTGAAGGTCCGTGGAGCATGAGTATTCCATCCCGAAGATCCACATGGGCCGATTGGCTACGGGATGGATCCAGGCTCACTGCGTAGTCCCTGAAGGTGACACTGCCGGCGATCCGTTTATGCCGACCGTCGATCACGCTGTCTACCTTGCGAACTACTATGAGGTTCGGCCGACCGCTCAGGTTGGTGAGAAGAACGTTGCGTTCGCTCACCGTGTCGGACTATGGATGGCCGCGCAGAAGATCGGCAAGTCTCCCGGTATCGCGTCTCAGGCTGTCTTTGAGTTTGTGGGCCCGTCGCTGTTTAACGGCTGGGCTGAGTCGGGGCAGTCTTACCGCTGCAAGGATTTCGGGTGCCCGTGCGGCTGGGAGTATGACTACGCCGCTGGTGAGCCTATGGGTAAGCCGTGGGCAACGCCGCGTATTCAGATTGCTGCCGTCGTTGAAGATCAGGTAGAGAACACCTGGGGTGCCCTGGTGCCCATGATCGACAATGGCCCGCTTGCCAATCTACTGAAGACTGGCGAAGCGTTCATCAAGCATCCGAACAAGAACCGTGACTCACGTATCGAGACGGTGACTTCGAAGGCTGATGGCCGACTCGGCGCCCGCATCTCGCACGCTTTCCCGGATGAAATCGGTTTGTGGACTGACTCAAACAAGATGAAGAAGTTCTTCCGCACCCTTGCCCGCGGTACTGCTGGCATGGGTGGCCGGATGTCGTGCTCAACCAACTGCTATGACCCTGCGGAGAATTCGCAGGCTCAGGCGTTGCATGAGTCGCGGCAGAAGGATGTCTACAAGCACTACTTTCCCCCGGATCCGAAGCTGAATTTCAAGCTGAAGACTGACCGCAAGAAGATTTTCGCGTTCAACTACCAGTTTTCGCCATGGGTTGATATCCGTTCGATTGAGGCTGAGGCCGCATCGGTTATGGAGGCCAACCCCGCTGAGGCTGAACGGTTCTTCGGTAACCGGATCGTGGCGGGTTCACGGTCATGGTTGCAGCCTGGTCAGTGGGAATCGCGGAAGGCTGTTACGTCCGTGAAGCCGCGCACGAAGGTTTGCGCCGGTTTCGACGGCTCGGAAACGAACGACGTTACCGGGATCCGCTTGGAGACGTTGGACTTTCACCAGTTCACGCCGCGCTATTTCGATGGTGAGCGGGAAACGATCTGGGATCCGCGTAAATGGGATGGCCGCGTGCCTCGTCCGGAGATTCACCGGGCGTGGGAGGACATCAATAACCAGTTTGAGATTGTCCGCTCCTACTGTGACCCGTTCAAGTTTGAGACTGAGCTGGACGAGTGGAAAGCGGCCTACGGGGACAAGGTGTTTTTCGAGTGGCGGACTAACCGTATCTCGCAGATGCACGCCACGTTGGAGCGGATGAAGACGGACATTATCGAGCCGGATTCGAAGTTCTCCCATGACGGCTGCGAAACCACCGGCTTTCATATGCGGAATGCCGTAGAGCGTGCCCGTCAAGGGCAGACCTACATTCTCGGCAAGGCGTCCGAACTCCAAAAGATCGACCTCGCCATGTCGTCGGTGCTGGCCCATGAGGCTGCTGCTGATGCTGTGGCGTCCGGCGCTAATGCCGTGACCGAACCCGAATATACCTACGTCTTCTAAGGGGGATTGCTTGCTTACCAAACAGGAAGCCACGGAGCAGGTAAACCGCCTTTACCGCATCTTGCAGTATCGCGGGCAGGAGGCTACGGAGTTCAAGGAGTTCTACCAGGGCAACCAGCCGCTCGCCTTCGCGTCGAAGGAGTGGAAGAACTTCAACTCTTCGCGGTATAAGGGCTTCACTGACAACTGGTGCGAGGTTGTGGTCAATGCCGCGTCGGAGCGTATCGCCGTGCAGGGCTTCAAGCTGCCATCTTCGACCAGCTCCCGCCAGTCGAAGCGCGAGAAGAGCCTCTATGATTCCTGGCTGATCAATGAGCAGGATTCTTGGAGTTCGCAGGGGTTCCTTGACGCGATGATCGCCCGCCGCTCGTTCGCTCTCGTGTGGGGCGATCCTGACGGCGAGCCGATCATCACGTGGCGGGATGCCCGGCAGGCCATTGTCTGGTACGACGCTGAGACGAACCGGCGCCGTAAGTACGGCATGGTGATCTGGGATGATCTGGACGCCAATAAGGAATTCGTCACGCTTTACGACGCCGATTTCGTCTATAAGTTCTCCCGCGCCCGTGTTTTCGCTGGTTTTACCGGCTTGGCACTGCCGGAAACGGTCCTTTCCTCGCTGTCCTTTGATGGCGGTTGGGTTATGGATGAAGAGGCGTCGGGTGTAAATCACTTGGGTGTTGTTCCGTTGGTGGAGTTCCCGAACCGGCCCGTGCTTGGTACCGGCCCACTGTCGGAGATCCAGGGCGTCATTCCGATGCAGAATGCCATCAATCTGCTGTGGGCGTACCTGTTCAACGCTGCTGACTATGCCTCGATGCCCGCCCGCGTGATCATGGGGCAGGCGCCGCCGAAGATCCCGATCATGGACGCTAACGGCGTCAAGATCGGTGAGCGGGACATTGACGAGGAGAAGCTGACTCAGGGCCGCATGTTGTGGCTGACGGGGCAGAATACGACCATCGGACAGTTTGATTCCGCGAAGCTTGATGTGTTCACGGAAACGATTGAGAAGGCTGTCGGGCATATCTCCGCACAGACCCGCACTCCGCCGCATTACCTTGTCTCCAATAAGGGCATGAATAACTTGTCTGAGTCTGCGATCATGGCGGCTGAGGCTGGGCTTGTCCAGAAGGTGACGCAGGCTAAGGACTTCTTCGAGCCGCGTGTCCGTGACGTCTTCGAGTTGATTGCCATCCAGAAGGGCGATGACAAGATGGCGCAGGAGGCCAGACTTGGCATGGTCAAGTGGAAGGATTCCGAGTCGCGCTCTGAGGCTCAGCGGGCTGATGCGATGGTGAAGGATATCCAGTCCGGCTACCCGTTCGAGTATCTACTGGAGAAGCAGGGGCACTCGCCGGCAGAGATTGGCCGGATTATGGACATGAAGACGGCCGAGACGCAGCGGAACATGGCTGCGGGCATCGGTGACCTTCTGAACGCGTCCGCACCGCCCCCCGTGAGTAACGGCGCGGCGGCCTGACCATGGCTACTGTCGCTGAGGTTGCTACTGACTTCCAGTCGCGGCAGATCAGCCTAGCTGACCGCACCGCTACGGCCGTGGTTGGTTTGTGGCGCGGCGTGAATCCGGCGTCGATGTCCGCGAGCTGGGGCATGGTTGCGGCGCGTGCCGGTGTGCTGGTTCAGCGGGCGCAGTTTGTGATGGCCGCGAATGTGGATCCGTACATGGAGAGCGTTGCGGATGCGTTCGGCGCCGCGTCACTCACTGAGGCCGCGGTACGTCCCAATGGTTTCGCTGCCGGGTTCACTGACGATGGCCGATCCATGAATGGGCTGCTGCTGACGGGGCCGGTCAGCGCCAAGCGTTCCATTGCTAATGGCTGTTCACTGGCCGCCGCGATGGACGCCGGCGCGGCGGCTTTGCGTACTGCTGTGGAGTCACAGATTGCCGGGGCCGGTTATTCGGCGTCAATGGTTTCCATGTTCATGCGTGACGCCCCGCCGCCCTCCAGTGCTGACCCTTTCAAGGGCCCCGGTGGCCATATGTACGTCAAGGGCACCGATGGGCTGGTGAAGCCGCATTTCCGGCCAAAGTCCTATGTGCGCATGGTGCAGGCCGGTGCGTGTTCCCGCTGCATCATCCTTGCCGGTAAGAAGTATGGCAAGCAAACGCCGTTCGCTAGGCATCCACGCTGTCACTGCACCCATATCCCTGTTGACGAGAATATTGACAACTATCCCGCGACGGACCCGAAAGCCTATTACGAAAGCCTCTCACCCGATGCCCGCATCAAGGCGTTCGGTAAGGCTGGCGTAGAGGCTATCGACGCCGGGGCGGACATGAATCAGGTTGTCAACGCCCGCCAAGGAATGTACGTCACTAGCGACGGCCAGAAAGCCACTCGGATGGGCACGACGAAGCGCGGCCTGTACGGCGCAACTCAGGACTCTTTCACCAAAGATGGAGCGCCATCGAAGTATCAGCGGACAACCAATGCCCGCCTGATGCCGGAAGAGATCTTCAAGGTTGCCAGCAGCCGCGAAGAGGCCATTAGCCTACTCAGGCAATATGCCTACATTTTCTAAATCCCACCGACCCCTTGCCGCAATGGCTGGGGGTTTTCTTATGCCCCGCAATGGGGCTGACGAAAAGGAAAACGCAATGCCCGATCCCATCACACCCCCCGCCGCCGTCCCTGCTGAGCCAGTGACGCCCGTAGAGCCACCCCCCGCCGCCGATCCCCCCGCGGTCGATCCTGACGGCGCCACGACGGACCCTGACGGTTCCGAAGCGCTGGGCGAGCCCGGTAAGCGTGCCCTGGACTCCATGAAGGCCAAGCTTGCCGCTGAGAAGACCGCGAAGAAGGCTCTTCAGGACCAGCTTGACGCACTCAGTGCACCGAAGCCCGGCGATGAGAAGACTCCCGAGGACTGGCAGCGCGAGGCTGACGCCCGCGCCATGACCAAGGCGAATGAGCGCGTCCTGAAGGCGGACCTGAAGCTTGCGGCCAAGGATGTCCTGATCGACCCCACGGACGCACTCCTGAATCTGGACTTGTCCCAGTTCGAGGCTGACGCCGATGGCGAGTTCGACGCCGACGACATTGCCGAAGCCCTCAAAGATTTGGTGAAGCGCAAGCCTCACCTAGCAAAATCCGCTGCGCAAAGTGGCGGCCCGCGTGTGCCCAAGGTTCCTGCGGATCCGGCCAACCTGCCGAAAACCCCCCTGACGCTTGACGAGCAAATCGCCGTAGCGAACAAAGCGGGTGACGTCATGTCGGTTATTCGACTGCAAAACACAAAACTCACAAATCGTGAGTGATCTAGAACCTTAGGAGGGTTCCATGTCCGGTATCACAGGGTTGGGCACAACCTATAACCTGCCCAACTACACTGGTGTTCTTCACCAGCTTTCCCCCACCTCGACGCCGTTCTTCTCCACCATCGGTGGACTGTCCAACGGTGGCGGACAGGTTACGTCCACTGAGTACGAGTGGGAAACCTACGACCTGCGCAGCCCCGGCCAGAACACGGCCCTTCAGGGCGCCACCGCCCCGAGCGCGCAGAACCGCGTCCGCGGCAATGCCACGAACGTCGTTCAGATCCACCAGGAAAAGGTATCGGTGTCGTACACCAAGCAGGCCGCGTATGGCCTGAAGGCTGGCACGAACAACGACCAGACCAACCCGATCCTGAACGAAGTTGACTGGCAGACCCGCCAGATGCTGACCCAGATGGTGCGCGATGCCAACTGGTCCTTCATCAACGGCATCTACCAGAAGCCGACCGACAACACCACGGCGGCCCGCACCCGCGGACTGATCCCGGCGATCACCACCAACGTCGCCACTTCCAACTCCGACGTCCTGAAGTACACCGGATTCACGTCCGCTACCGACACCATCACCGGCACTCACGCGCTCGCCGTGAATGACAAGGTTGTGTTCACTGCGAACACTGGCGCCGCACTGACTCTGGGCCGCTCCTACTGGGTTACCTCCGTGTCCACCACGGTCAGCTTCAAGGTCTCCCTCACTAAGGGCGGCGCGCCCATCACGGTGGGCACTGGCTCGGGCATCAACCTGACCAAGGGTTCCGCTACGGCGGTCACTCGCGATCAGGTCAACGGCCTTGCTCAGCAGGTCTATGACAATGGCGGCATCAACGATGAGATCTCGGCCGTGTTCCTCGTGAACTCCACCCAGAAGGTCAACCTGTCCAAGGCGTACACCACGCAGTTCCAGGATGACAACCGCACCATGGGCGGCGTTTCGATGTCCACCATCATCACGGACTTCGGCACCCTCGGCGTCATGATCGACCGCGCCGTGCCTCAGGACACCATCGCGCTTGTTTCCCTTGGTGAGTGCTCCCCCGTGTACCTCGAAGTTCCGGGCAAGGGTCACTTCTTCGCTGAGCCGCTGGCGAAGACCGGTGCCTCTGATGACGTGCAGCTCTACGGCGAGGTTGGACTCGCTTACGGGGCTGAGTCCTCGCACGGCATCCTTCAGGGCTGCTCACTCTAACCGGATAGGAGGTCAGTCATGTCAGTAGTTTTGATTCAGACGTGCTTTGCTACGGTGGCTGACCTCCAGGCCCGGACAAAGGTCACTTACGCCGGCGCGGATATTGACTGGGTTCAGACCCTGCTCAATGACGCCACGGAGCACCTCCGGGACATCCTAGGCTGGCAGGTTTACCCGTCCGCCCAGGTGAGCTACACAACTAAGGTGTGGGCGGGTATCTTCAATCGGCTCCCAATCCAGCCGGTTATCTCGCTGGACTCGGTGTCGATCCCGAACACGTATATGACGTATGACGTCTATGATGGCGGGTTTGAATCGGACACCAACGGGATAGCCACTGTGCAGTTCACGGCCGGCTACTCAGTTCCGCCGCCCTCGCTGACGTCATGGGCTTGCGTGCTGGCCGCGCAGGTTATCGACGCCGTGACGAAGCTGGGGATGCTGGGCAACGGCGGTCTGTCGTCAGTATCCATTGATGACTTCAAGCTGGTGTGGTCACAGTCTGCCGAGAATGGTCTGGGCGGGTACACGCTGCCTGATCGTGTTGTGCAGCAGCTCCGGGCCAGCTACGGAACTACGGCTTACGTCACGGGTTCGGCATGAGCCTGACAGGGCTGGTGCAGGCTGGCAGGGCGTGGCACGAGCAGATCATGGAAGACGCCTGCACTATCACCCGCGAGGGCGGTAGGGTCCTCAATGAAACCACCGGGCAATACACGGTGGCCGAGACAACGATCTACACAGGCCCGTGCCGCCTGGTGGTTCAGCCTCGCCAGCCGCAGGATGCCAACGCCGTGGGCCAGGTGGAGGCAGTAACGCACGCCCGCTGCGACCTTCCAGTGATCGCTTCCGCTGCGGTCAGGGACGGTGACGTGGTGACATTCACCGCCTCACTCGATCCCGCACTCGTGGGCGTCAAGTACAGGCTCCGCGGTATTGCCGGCCAGACCCACGCGACCGCCCGCCGATTCTTTGTGGAGGTCTACTCGTGAGCTTCAGCATGGAAGTCAACGGCATTGAGCGCGTCATTGAGGCGTTCAAGCTGGCTGACAAGGTATCCGCCGTGAACGTGACCAAGGCGGTAGAAGTTACCTCGAGGCACATCAAGGACGACGCTAAGAAGAACGCCAAGGAGATCCTGGGCGATTCGGTCAGGCATCAGGCGTCAACCTACCAATACGAGATCAAGCACCCGTCAAAGGGCATTGTGGAGGGCTGGGTTGGCCCCGTCAAGGGTTGGAAGCAGGCAGCAATTCCCTTGGAGTATGGGACGCCGCACACTGCCGCTAAGCCTGTGCTTGAACCGGCGCTGACGGGCAATGTTGAGGACCTTGTGAAGGGCATCAGTATGGCCGTTGGTGAGGCGCTGTGATCCGCGCTCACAAGGCGGCGATCCTAGCCCGACTGCGGGCTGATTCGCCCATGGCAAGCAATGTCATTGACGGGATTATTGATCCACTCGCACCGGTAGTCCCGCCGCCATACGTCGCTGTATCCATGGATTCCGGGCGGCGCACGGTAGAGCGGGAATCTTCGGAGCAGCCAACCTCGGCTGAGTTCCGCATCACTGTTCATTCCGTGGGCGTCGATGCAGATCAGGCCGGCTACTTTGCCGAGCATGTCATGGCGCAGCTACTCGGCTGGCGTCCCACGGTGACCGGATGGGCGCCCCAAGCCGTCCAGCACTTCCGGTCAGCGCCGGTCCAGCCCGATACGACCGTGAATCCTGCCACGCAGTACATCACGGACGTCTTCACCCTAATCTCACGCAAAGCCACCTAGGAGTCATCCATGGCACAGATCCGCGTCATCAACAACCATACGGGCGACGAAGGCACGGTCGATGAGACCTGGCTGGAACGTTGGCCCGAAGATTTCACCGCACTGAGCGACGGGCACACTCCGCTTGTGGAGCAGGCCGCGCAATCCGAAGACCCCGGCCCGGATTCCCCGGAGACGGAAAAGCCGTCAGACGGCACCAATCAAGGAGAGATTTAATTGACACTGGAAATTACGCCACTCTCCGTAGCGTCTGACGGCAACCTTCTGGTTGCCTTCGTCCCTACGGGCAACGCACTGTCTGTCGCCAACCTGGTGGCCGCCACCACGAAGGTGATCACCTACTCCCTCACGCCGGGCGGATTCAACCGGGCAACGGCGCAGGACACCGTGACCGATGACCGGCTGACAAACACTCAGCTGTTTGAGCAGGCCGGGCGCGTCAAGGAAACCCTCGAAGTCGAGTACGTCTATGGCGATTCCGGCGACATCGCTTCCGCTGCACTCACGAAGGATGCTCTCGGCTGGATCGTTGTCCGGTACGCGCTCCCGAATGCCACAGCGTGGACTGTCGGCCAGAAGGTCGATGTCATCCCGATCCGTGCCGGTGTTCAGGCGAAGAACGCGCCTGTCGCCAATGGCCTGTTCACGAAGAAGCAGAAGCTTTTTGTGACCGGCCCTGTGCAGACTGACGCGGTCCTGATCGCGTAACAAGCCCCTGTGCGCCCGTGTGTTGTGGGACCGCGGGCGCACAGGCTTCCACCTGCTGCACCTGTCCCACTGTCGTCCCACAACATTCTTAGGAGTCCCACATGTCCCGTCTGCGTAAGTCCCTGGATAAGGCAACGTTCCGGTACGAAGATGTCACGATCAGCCTCAATGGCGAGCTGAGCGTGAAGCGCGACCAGCTCTACAAGGATCTGGGCGAGGCGGCCAATGCTCCCCGCGAGACGATGGCACCACCCGCCACCGCCGCAGTTCAGGCTGAGATTGACGCGCTGGAAGATTCCATGCGCGAAGACCTCGTGACGCTCCGGTTCCGTGCGCTGTCCTTTGACCGCTGGAATGGCATCATCGCATTGCGTCCACCGCGTGAAGGCGTGGCCGTGGATGCGCGTAAGGGTTACGACATCGTGGGCGTCACGAAAGCCGCGGCCGAAGCTTCAGGCTGGGTGGTCAACGGCGAGGCTACCGAGAGCATCCCGGCCGACGAATGGGCCGACCTCTGGGAGAACCTGTCGGGCGGCGACTTTGACAGGATCTGGGGAGTCGTTACCCGCCTGAATGAGACTGATGGCTGGGCTGGGGTTGCGTTCCTAAAAAAAGACTCCACGAAGACGCCCGACTCTACCGGGACGTCCGACTTGCCCGCGACCTTGGGATAGCTCCTAGGCGGCTCTGGGGTTGGGAGCCGACGACGCACCACGAGTACAACTCGTCCGGCGTCATGGTTGCATCCACCCTGGATCCGGAGTTCGACCGCTCACAGTACGAGCTACTGGCCGCGCTCATGGATTACGAGGCTGACCTTGGCAACCATGGGCAGCTCATCAGCGAGGCCATGTCTACGGACGCTGACCCCGGCAACTCTAAGCGCAAGTACAGATACGTTGCGGGCCCCGAGAATGCGCCAGGCCTGCCGCTGGTGGACTTCGCTGCGCAGGCACGCGACAGCGCATCTGAGGCGTACTACAAGCAGTACCCGGATGTAGACCGAGCCGGGCATGTGTGGGTTGTCAGGAAGGTCGATTCCTAGAGAACGTGCGGATGGCGTGACCCGCGCTGATGAGGATGATTCCCCCAATAAAGAACGGCGGGGTCATGAACGATGCGCTATTTGCGCCGAAGAGCGCCAGTAGCGCAAGTGCCCACCCAATAATCACCATTCGCGTCCCCGGCAAATGCATGGAGAGAGTTTTCTTAGGCGTGTCCAACTTTATCTGAGTCATGTCCGCGATTGTACTGCATCCCCCTCAATTTCATAGGAGTTCGCCTTGACCACCAATGATCACACAATCGATGTCAAGGTTCGGGCCGACACGACGGGGCTGTCCAAGGGCCTCTCTGACGCTGAGCAGAGCCTAAGTCAGGCGGGCAAGGGATTCTCCAAGTATGGGGAAGCTGTTGGTGCTGCGGGCAAAACCACGCAGGGTTTTGTCGAGAAGAACAAAGACAACATGCAGTCGGTGGGCAAGGACGCCATGATCATGGGCGGCGCTATCCTCGCTGGAATCGGCCTCGCGGTCCATGCCTACTCGGAGTTCGCAGGGCGCATGGCTCAGGTTCAGTCACTTTCCCATGCATCCGCCGCCGAGATGGGCGTACTGACGACCTCGGCGCTCACTCTAGGCACCGCCTTTGGGCTCTCCGCTAATGACGTCGCTGACGCTGAGATTGAACTGGTCAAGGCTGGCGTCTCGGTCAAGGACATGATGGGCGGCGCTTTGACTGGTGCGCTGGCCCTGGCTGCCGCTGGTCAGATCGACGTAGGCAAGGCAACCGAAATTGCCACGATTGCCATGACTCAGTTCGGGCTTGCGGGCAAGGATATGCCGCACGTAGCTGACCTGCTCACCGCTGGTGCAGATAAGGCGCTTGGTGGTGTCTCCGATCTTGGTGACGCGCTAAAGCAGGGTGGCCTTGTGGCTTCCCAGTTTGGGCTGACCATTGACGAAACTGTAGGCACGCTCTCGGCGTTCGCTAATGCTGGCCTTCTGGGTTCCGATGCCGGCACGTCACTGAAGACCATGTTCAATCAGCTCGCGTCCCCGTCAAAGCAAGCAGCAGATGCAATGGCGCAGGTTGGCATCAACGCCTATGACACGCAGGGTAAGTTCATTGGCGTTACCGCACTGGCCGGCCAATTGCATGACAAGCTTCTTCCCCTCACGGATGCCCAGAGGAACTACACGCTCAGCCAGGTGTTCGGCACGGACGCCATGCGCGCCGCGTCCGTCCTCATGAAAGAGGGATCTACCGGGATCCAGAAGTGGATCTCCGACGTCAACGCTCAAGGGTTTGCAGCGCTTCAGGCTGGCGGGAAGATGGACTCCCTTAGTGGCGACTTCAAGAAGCTACAAGCGTCCTTCGAGACTGGGCTGATCAAGATGGGCGCAGCTTCTGATGGATTCCTTCGGCCTGTCATCCAAGGCATTACTAATGCCATAACGGCATTTAGCAATATCAGCCCGCAATGGCAGGGCCTCATTATGTCGATCAGTGGCGTGGCTGGCGCGGGGCTCCTATTGGGTGGAGCATTCCTGACCGCCGCCCCAAAGATCTATGACTCAGTGAAGGCCTTTGAAGCACTGAAGGATGCATCCCCCAAGACAGCATCGGCTATCGGGAAGGTCGGTAAGGCCGCAGGCATTGCGGCGGCTGCTCTTGTCGCGCTACAGGCGGCTAACACCCTTTTTACAGAGAAGGGCTCCAAGTCTGCCGAGGATTACGGGCAGGCGCTACTGGGGTTCGGCAAGGGCGACACATCTGGGCTTGATGCGGCATTCAATAGCTGGGATAAGTTTGCCGGCCAAGGTCCAGGCATCAAGGATCTCGCTGGGGCGGTCAAGGAAATTGTTAACCCGCATATTCCGGCAGGTGTTCAGGATACCCTCGATGGGCTGTTCGGCTGGACCGGATCCGCAAAAAACGACTTGGGGCAGGTTCGGGACCGGCTTAGCGGCCTTGGCGAGTCGATGGGCAACCTAGTCAAGAGCGGCAGCCCCGAACTGGCTGCAAAGGCCTTCAAGCAACTCTCGGATGAGTTCGAGAAAAACGGCAAGACGGGGACGGATGCACTCAGTTACGTACCGGGTTACCGGGACGCACTGAAGGGCATGTCAACGGATATGCATGTCAATCTCAATGACCAGGAACTGATGGACTTGGCCCTCGGCAAAATCCCGCAGAAGATGCTGGACGCGCAGAACTCCACCGAGGGTCAGGCGAAGATGGCGGAAGTTGCAGCTAAGGCGACCGAGGCGCAGGCGAAGGCATTGGATGCAGTGGGCATTGCTGCTGACGGCACGATCCTGAACCTGGACAAGCTTGTCCAGTCGATGATCAACTCCGGCCTAATCGCACTCTCAGCGCGTGACGCAGCCCGGAACTTTGAGAAGTCCATCGATGACCTCGATGACTCGCTCAAGAAGAACGGCACGACACTGGATATCACCACACAGAAGGGCCGCGATAACCAAGCGGCATTCGATGGGATCGCCGGGGCTGGCCTCAAGTCCGCTGAGGCAATGGCGAAGGCTGGCGAGTCTCAAGAAGCGGTGCAGGGTAATCTGCGCGGCACTTATGACTCACTGATCGCCGCGGCTGGAAAGTTTGGCATAACCGGAGACGAAGCGGACACGATGGCCCGAAAGGTCATGGGCGTTCCCAAGAATGTCCCGATTGACACCGCGATTCAGAACTTCGCGGACTCCATGGCGAAGCTTCAGGCGATCAACGACAAAGCCAATGGGCTAAACGGCAAGCGCGTCGATGTCGGGATCTACACCACCGAATATTTTGACACGCTGGACCGCCGATCGGCACCCGCTGCGACGGACCCGAATAAGCTAGGTGGCCACTACGCGGACGGTGGCGCGCTGGACTCGGCACCCGGCCCCAAGGGTGTTGACTCGAAGCTGTTTTGGGGCGCCAAGGGTGAGCATGTGCTGACCGATAACGACGTGGACGCGATGGGTGGGCAGGCAGCCGTCTACGCCTTCCGTAAGCAGCTCCACGACGGCGGGGTTCGGCCAAGCTACGGGGCGCCCGCATCGTCGGCCCCGGCAGCAATCGGGGGATTCGGCAATAGTGGCCCCGTCGCGATGTCGGGGACGCTCGTGCTCGATTCCGGCGAACTAATGGGGACCTTCACCGGGGTGGCCAACCGAGTAGCAGACGCGAAGCTCGAGCAGGTTTCGCGCCAAGTAGGAGGTATGCGCCGATGAGTATTGTCTACTCCACGAGTGGCCCATATGTCCTGGAACTGGAAACCATCGACGGATCACCGCCGGCCGTGCGCGTCACTGTCTCCGGGGTCACCGTTACCACCACGTTTAGCCTGACCCGGCTATGCGAGGGACGTACCGTGACGGTGCCGGGGTGGAGGGCAAAGCAGTTTATTGACACAGCCGTGGACATGGACTGGGCTGCCCCTCTCAATCGACCGACGACGTACACGCTGCTGGTGGGCGGCGTGGTGGTGGCTGCGGCGACCATCACCCTGCCCAGCGCAACGGCATGGCTGCAGGATCCGCTACAGCCGGATAAGTGCCTGCCGGTGAAGACGGGCGGAATAAACCCCGGATTCCTCACCATGGACGGCCCATCACTGAAGTCTGTGGCCTACAAGAATAAGTCCAACCTGATCGACATTATTGGCTCGGAGTATCCTGTCGGGTTTGGTGGTCAGGTTGGCGGTGGCTCTGGAATCGATGCCGCCATGAAATCGGATGATGCCACCACGGCCGCGGCTTTCCGGGTTATTGCCCAAGGCACGCCGATCCTCCTATTGCGAACCACGGCAGACATGGTGCCACTTCCCGCGCTCGCCTACATGCAGGCGCAGGTCATCGAGCAGCCAGTCACTATCCACTGGGGCGGTGCGCTAACTGCTTGGACTGTCACAGGGGACCTGATCGCCGCCGTCCTCCAAGCCGCTGTGACAGGGTCCGTGACCTACGACGACGTCCAGCAGCTCCTTGCCGGGTACACGTACGACGAGGTCCAGGCTCGGGCTGCGGCGACCACGTATCTGGACTGGCAGAAAAACCCGCTCATCTTCAGCACACTCTAGGAGTCCTTTGTGAGAACGCT